AATTTTCACTACGGTGAATGCTGGTTAGTTTACAACATGCTCAGTAGATCAGACAATTTCATCCAGTTCGCTAAAGGAAACACAGCCGATCTGGTAGAAGCTTCACAGAGACCACGCATATCGATCAAGGCTAGAAACTCTCAAGGTGGAGAATTGCTGCTCCCTTTCGTTTTCCCCCGAGATTTCGTTGATCTAACGAGCGCCGAGTTTGACGTTCTGGGCACTGCCACTCTTGCTTCGATCGTTCCTTTGGCGACTTCGAACGGTCTCGTTTCTCCTTGTCGCATAACAGTGATGGGGAAGTTTGAAAACGTCGAGCTTTATACGCCTACTTCGCTGAAACTGGGCGAGATTGAAGATCAGAACGATTTGACTTTAACAGATCCTCCAACCATGGGCGGTTCTAAGGAAGTTAGTCTTCAATCAGGCAGAGTCTCGACTTCGCCGGGAGTGACCTGGGATTCGAATGTCGATACATCACTGGCTAGTCTCGGCGGCAAAGAGACATTCATCGGCAGCACTGTCTGGAACGTGTCGGATTCAGCAGAAAAGCTTTTGTTCAATTTACGCTGTTCCCCATTTCACGGCATAACGACCGGGACCGGTATCACTGCTGAACACCACGTGACACCAGCTACCTATGTGGGTCTTCCTTTCACTTACTGGCGAGGCACCTGTCGTTACCGATTCGACATTGTTTGCTCAATGATGCACAGAGGCAAGCTGCGAGTAGTTTACGATCCTTGTTATTCAGTCAGGGAGGATGATTACAATTTGAATTATTCGAGCATCTTTGACATTGGATCGAACACGGAACACGTTGCGAAAATTGGTTGGTCTCAGAACACTACTTATCTTCCCACGATCAACGGGATGAGTCAACTCGTCAACTTTTCTAAATCTCGCTATCAAGACACTCTACCGTACGCAAACGGGGTTTTAGCCTTATATGTCCATTCGAATTTGATCTCTCCCTCGCCTGACTTCGGGAGCACTGTTCTCATCAATGTGTACGCTCAGATGATGCCTGACTACGAGGTGGTGTTACCGAGAGAACCCCTTGCCGGAACCAGACCTCAGAGTAAGAACTTTCCGCCTCGTTTAGTGGTCACTGAAACGAATGATACTGAGAATCCACAGGAACAAACACCAGCTCGTCCGTTGAGTACGAATCTGGCTTCAGCACGCTCTTTGGTGCTGTGTGAGGCGCCAGCCCTGGTATTCGGTACGGTTCAAGTCCCGGTAATCATCGCTGGCGAACAGATGAACGCGAACGTGTTAGATGCCGAACAAGCGGACGACAACTTCGAAAGACCCATCACGTCTAGCAACACTACTATCCGGATCGAACCTTTTGACCCGAGCACAGGAGTTTCATTTCAAGTCAGAGACTTCACCGCTGGCCCTCAGGGAATAGTATCTCGAGTCTTCAACACAGAGGATCAAGTTATTGAAGAAAAGATCACCAACTTGAGTGGGATAACTGATGTTCAGAATATCGATTTCAACTTTACCACGGACGATTATGAGAACACGAGGCCCATCAATAAGTTCACTTTCGAATCCACTGCTCGCTTTCAAGTTTCGAAGATCAGACTCCAAGTTCCGAAGTTCCGCATTACTACTCTCACACCGGTGGCTTCTCTCACAACCGGAGCTATTTCGCCGTTTTGGACTTGGGA